TACCTAGCATTATTGAAGGAAGGTAAAGGTAAGAGTTGGCGAGATGCGTACCTACTAACCTTTAAATTGTTTGAGATTCTCCAAAAACAAGAGGACTATGGTTGGTTAGTTGACCGAGACTACATGGGAACATGTATAGGTAGACTTACACACTGGATGGATAGGATTGACAGAAATGTTATCCCCCATCTCCCTAAGATTTTGGTAGTAGGAGAATCCAAAGTTAAGGGAGAGTATAGGTTTGTTTCAAAACCTTTTAAAATATCTGGTCGTGTTACCAAGCAGTGCGTTGACTGGATTGATAGCCTTGATAATGGCCTCAATACCAGCCATATTGCTGGTGCTTTTAGTCGTATCAGTTTTAGAACTACAAGCCTAGACAGTAATATGGAGGTAAAAGAGTATCTACTTAATGATGGTTGGATACCTGACGTATGGAATTACAAGAAAGTAGATGGCAGGGAGGTAAGGGATGAGCAAGGCCAGAAGATACGGACTAGCCCTAAGCTTTCTTATGATGACCCATTTAACGGGGTTTCTGGTGGCATCGGTAAACTTATTGCCAAACGTGTCCAGTGTCGACACAGACGCAGTACAATCGAAGGTTGGTTAAAACTAATAAGAGGAGATGGTAGTATAGGTAGTAGAGTTAGTGGAATAGCAACCACTGGACGTATGAAACATGCAGGTATTGTTAACGTACCTAACGTGGAGTCTTTCTTCGGTAAGCATATGCGTAAGTGTTTCATCTCAAGAGAAGGTATGACACTGGTAGGTTGTGATAGTGCAGGTTGTCAGAACAGGATGTTAGCCGCAAGAGTAGGTGATGATACCTTTACCGATACCCTTATCAATGGTGATAAGAAAAAAGGTACATCAATACACCAAGTAAACCAGAAAGCTATCAAAATAGTAGCTGGTTTCGATGTTAGTTATGGACAAGCAAAGACCCTCAACTATGCCTTTATGTTTGGTGCTAGTGATAACAAACTAGGGGCAACCCTTAACAAAGGTAAGGAAGCTGGTGCTAAGATACGTAAAGCATTACTATCAGTAGCCGCAGGTTTTGAAGCCTTAGTTGAAGCCTTGACAGGGGAGTGGAAGTCTAACGCTAAGTCTAGGACTAACGCATGGGGTAAGAAAGAGTATTACAACGGATGGATAGCAGGGCTAGACGGTAGACCTATCTTCATTAAGTCTGAGCATCAGATACTTGTATACATGTTACAATCAGACGAGGCCATTATGATGTCAGCCGCGTACTGTCTCATGTATAAGAGGCTTAACAATCGTGGATATGTTTGGGGGATAGACTACGGAATAGTTTGTTTTTATCACGATGAAGTGGAGGTTGAATGCAAGAAAGAGATAGCGGAGGATGTTGCTCAGATAATGCAAGACTGTATAGTAGATGCAGGATTGTATTACAATATTAAATGCCCACATGAAGGAGATGCACAAATTGGAAATTCATGGTATGAGATTCACTGATGAACTAAAAAAGTACATAGAGGACAACTACAGGTATTCCGTCGATGGTGCTGTTATAAATAAGAGAGGCAAGAAAGTGGGTTGCTATACTGGCAAGTATGTTAGGGTTTACACAAAGTATGGAACACTCAGTGTAAGTAGGTTGCTATGGTTCTTGCACTATGGGGAATGGCCTGATAAAATGGTTGACCATATAGACGGAGACACCCACAATAATGCTTTAAAAAACCTACGACTCGCTACAAGAAGCGAAAACCTAAGAAATAGAGGCAGTAATAGAGGGAGTAAAAGTAAGTATAAAGGGGTCTACCCTGTTAACAATAAGTGGGCGGCCAAAATTGTAGTAGATAATGACAAAACATATCTTGGATGTTTTGACTCCGAAGAAGAGGCGGCAGTGGCCTATAACAAATACTGTAAAAAAGTACATGGCGAATTTTCGCAACCAAATAAAGTAGAAGGAATATAATTTTGAGCTTAAAAGCTAAAAGAGTAAAACAGTCAGACCTAAACAAGATGTCTAACCCAGTGCTAGACCCTGATAACTACCCTGCACGTCTAGTACAGGTAATCGAGATGGGTAAGCGTCCTAACTTCTTTGACCCTGAGAAGATTAACCATGAGATTATGTTAACGTATGAGCTAGTGTCTGAGTTCATGTTAGACGAGAAGGGTGAGCCTTTAGAGGACAAACCTTTGTGGCTTAGTGAGACTATTAACATGATAGACCTCCCTGACAACATGACAACACAGCAGATTTATGCTGACCAGTTCAAAGGTAAGTCTAAATTAGTACAGCGTTGTAAGACGTTTGACCCTAAGGGTGAGTTAGAGTTTGACTTATCTGAGTTGTTAGGCAGACCTTGTACCCTCACAGTAGTTCAGTATCAAAAGAAGCTCAAGCAAGGGGAGACAAACCCTGCGCTAGGTAATCGTATTGGTGCTGTGACTGGTCTTATGAAAGGTATGGTAATCCCTGACCTGATTAACCCACCTAAGTTATTCACCTTAGATGAGCCTGACCTGACTATCCTTGGTTCTCTACCTGACTGGTTACAGGATAAGATTAAGGAAAACTTAGAGTTCAACGGCAGTGTGTTACAAGATGCGCTTAATGGTAAAGCCCCTGCTCCTAAGCAAGAGCCTAAGGCAGAGCCAGCTAAGAAAGCTAAAGCTAAACCAGCACCTGCACCAGCAGAAGATGAGGAAGAAGATGACGAAATCCCTTGGTAATTATGAAATACACGGAGCGTCTAGGAATTTTACATTTAATGAAGGCTCTATAAGATTCAGTGCTAACGGCTTAGATAAACAGGCGTGGGCTATGGGCAACCTAGACTGTTTAGAAACAGAAAATTTATACATTATAATGAAGGCATATTATGACAAAAGAGATTCCGAATAACTACGAGACAGGCGACCCTGTTACTTTGATTAATGCTAACGACTTAGGCAAGTATGGCTTTCGTAAAGGTATCAAGGGTACAGTAAACCGTATCGAGAACATTGAGGGTAGTAGGTTGGTATTGTTTATGCCTAACTACACACAGGAGATGTACTGGATTGATTCAAGCAGGGTGGAGCTGGACGAGGTAGCTAAGGCTAACAAGATTCCAGTACTGCCTCCTGAGGAGGGGTAATGCAATGTCTTATTGATGGAGACCTCTTGCTCTATGAGGTAGCCTTTGGTGGACAGTTCAAAGAAGAGACAGAGGACGGTGAGTTTATCATCGTACCTCGCAACTTCGATGATGTAGCTATCAAGTTTGATGAAAAGGTTACACAGATAGAGGCAGAGTGTTGGGCTACAGAGCCTAGCATAGTTTATATGACAGGTAAGACTAACTTTCGTAACGCCATTGCTAAGAAGAAACCTTATAAAGGTAATCGTAAACAAGACAAGCCATTTCACTATGGCAATCTGAAAGCTTATGCTAAAGCAATGTACGATGTTAGATGGGAAGAGGGTTTAGAGGCTGACGACCTTATGACCATTGAGCAAGCACTAAGAGAAGATACTATAATCTGTACGAGAGATAAGGACTTACGTATAGGAGAGGGTATGCACTTCGGCTGGGCCTGTGGTTTACAAGAACAGTTTGGCCCTAAGTATGTAGATAAAATAGGAACATTGGAGTTAATTGATGGTAAGCAAATCAAAGGAACAGGTCTCTTGTTCTTCTATTCACAAATCATCACTGGTGACACGGTTGATAACATTACTGGCTTGCCAAGGGGAGGCCCTGTTATGGCGTACCAGTCCTTACATGGCCTTAGAAATGAACAAGACATGTTTGAAGCAGTATCCGATTTGTACAAAAAGAAATATGAAGAGACATGGGAAGAAGAAATGTTAGAGCAAGGTCAGCTCTTATGGATGGTTAACGAACTGGTAGATGGTAAGCCAGTAATGTGGGAGTTTCCAAATGGCAGGTAGGATAGGTGGGGAGAAGACAAGATGCTCAGGTAAATGGACAGAGGCTAAGTTTAGGTCGTTCATCAAGAGCAACTTACGTAGGACTAGCATGAAGTGGGGGCCGCTAAACGAAGCTAGGAAGTTAGCTAGTACACGAAGAGGTTTCTACCTATGCTCAGGATGTAAGGAGGAAATACCTGCTAGTATAAAGATAGACAGGGTTCGTAAGAACAACGTACACGTAGACCATATTAAACCTGTGGTCGACCCTGTTGTAGGTTGGGTTAGTTGGGACGATACTATCGAAGGTATGTTCTCGGAGCTACCTAACCTACAAGTGTTATGCACAGCATGTCACGATAAAAAAACTAATGAAGAAAGAGACTTAGCAAAGACTCGCAGAGAGCAGGAGAAGTTGAATGACGAATAAGAAATTAGCAAACTTACCAAGATTTAATGACGTAGAAAATAACTCACTACAGGCTTGGAACAGATGTGTGATTACTTTCAATATTTGTAAGGACTTGGGACAAGAGTACGGTAAGAAATACGTAGAGGAATTTAATGCTAAGGAAAAACTTAACATGATGGCTATGTTCTCTTCTGTAAAGACTGAAGGTTACGAAGCTACAAGGGCGCAAGTAATGAAATCATCAGAAGAGGTAATTCACTAATGGATGACCCAGTATCCCACCCTATCCACTACACAGCGCACCCCTCAGGTGTTGAGTGTATTCAGATTGCTGAGCACATGGGCTACAACCTAGGCAATGCTCTCAAGTATATATGGAGGTGTGACTTAAAGAAAGATGCGATAGAGGACTTACGTAAAGCTAGGTGGTACATAGACAGAGAGCTTGATAAGAGAACATCTCAACAGGAGACAACTTAATGGCTAGAAAACATCTAGTAATACCCGATACACAGGTTAAAGATGGTGTGCCTCTAAAGCACATTGTCGCCCTTGGTAACTACATAGTAGCTAAGAAGCCTGACGTTATTATAATGATTGGTGATTGGTTCGACCTACCTTCGCTCTCCTCTTATGATAGAGGTACTAAAAAAGCAGAAGGACGTAGACTTAACGAAGATATACAGGCAGGTATTAGGGCTATGGAGTTATTATTAGCACCTCTGTTTGCCTTACAGAAACAACAGAAGGCTAACAAGAAGAAGGTATACCGTCCAGAGATGCACTTTACATTAGGTAATCACGAGGAGCGATTGATGAGACATGTCAATTATAATCCTGAGTTAGCAGGTTACTTATCGTATGATGCGTTTGAACTCGAGAGATTTGGTTGGACAGTACATGACTTCCTAAAACCTGTAGTTATTGACGGTATTGCATACGCTCATTACTTTGCTAACCCTATGTCTGGTAGACCTTACGGTGGCAACATAATGAATAAGCTAAACAAGATTAAGATTAGTTTTACTCAGGGACATCAACAGGTTTTAGAGGTTGGTAACACTGAGACACCAATCGGTAATCGTATGTGGGGCTTAGTGTGCGGTGCATTCTACCTACATAATGAGGAGTATAAAGGCTATCAAGGTAACAGCCATTGGCGTGGTATAGTTATGAAGCACGATGTA